CTGAGTTCGGCTTGAGTTCGTATAGGTAGTGCTTTACAAGCCATCGAACTGAAGCACCAAAGGCGCTTACAATTGCAATGATGGATACGATTAGGCCAGCCCAGTTTGCTGCGGTCATTTGCGCGGTTTCCCGTTCTTAGTTAGCGGTTGGATTTTCTAGTTTTTCAATGCGCTTGTATAGGTCTTGAACAAGCGATAGCAATGCTGGCACGATCATACGATCATTCCAAGATTCAGGGCCATCAACATAATCTGCTGCAATTGGGTAAATTGCATCTACTTCTTCGGCAATAAAGCCTGGGATAAGTTGTTGATAGCGATCATCAGTTTCAGGCAATTCGCCATCTTTGTATGTAAAAGCGCGAACTGGTAAATCAAGTAATTTCTTTGGGTCTAGTTCAGGCACCTGCGACAAATCAACAATGTTTTCCTTGTAGCGTTCAGATGATGCAGTGCTTCGAGCTATACGGCCACCTGTTGTAAATACATATCCGTTGGCAGCATTGGCAGTGGTTGAATGGCCAGCGGCATAAAGTTCACCATAAGAATAAAATGGTCCTTGAGATGAATTTTCAGTAGATGTTGAACCTAAACTTACTGTTGAACTGCCAGCAATTAACGCAGCGGTTGCACCAACATAGGCTTGTGGGTATGAAGTTCCATTTGGATTAGGTGTTGAACCATAATGGTACAAAACACCATAACTTGAACCGCCAACATTCATAGGCACAATATGGCCACGGGCAGCACCTGCAACATTGAAAGTAATTGAGTTGTTAGTGCCGCTGAAAATAATCTTATCGCTTGATGATGGCTGGCTTTGGATGCTCACAAGAGTTGCATCGAGTGTTCCAGTTGTAATCTTTCCAGCATCAAGATTAGCAATAACAGTGCTTGTGATCTGATTGGCCACCCAAGATGAACTTGATGTGTTGTAAGTCCATTGACCAATAATATTATTTGAGCCATTGAACTGAAACCAAATATCACCATTGGCACCAGTTCCTGATGGTGTGCTTAAAGAATATTTAACTGTATTTTTACCATTAGCGGTAGTTTGTGCGCCATTAGCGGTAGTTTGTGCAGTTGCTGCAGCGGTTGAAGCATTGGCGGCTAAAATTGCTGCATTATCTGCAGTTGTTTGAGCAGCAGCAATTGTTCCATCTTGGACTGAAACCCACGCTGAGCCATTCCATCTATAAGGTTTATTGTTATCATCGGTATCAACCCAATAATCACCAATTGCCGTTGCAGTTGGCGCGGTTGTTTGGCTAAAGATTTTATTCTTACCGTTAGCAGTTGTTTGTGCAGTTGCAGCAGCAGTTGCAGCATTGGTTGCAGTTGTTTGTGCAATTGCAATTGTTCCATCTTGCACTGAAACCCAAGATGAGCCATTCCATCTGTAAGGTTTATTATTATCGTCTGTATCAACCCAATAATCGCCTACTGCAGATGCAGTTGGTGCTGATGTTTGACTAAAGATTTTGTTTTTGCCATCTGCAGTTGTTTGTGCAGTTGCAATTGCCCCATCTTGAGCTGAAACCCAAGCCGAACCAGTCCAAACATATGGCTTATTGCCATCATCTGTATCGTACCAAACATCGCCTACTGCTAACGCAGTTGGTGTTGTGGTTTGTCGAAAAATACTATTTTTAGCGGCAATTGTTCCATCTTGAACTGAAACCCAAGAGGTGCCATCATAATAATATGGCTTGTTGTTATCATCTGTATCGTACCAAACATCGCCACTGTGAATTGAGCCAGTAGGTGCGGTTGTTTGACGATAAATTTGAGCCTTAGCATTAACTTCATCAGTTGTTGCTGGAATTACTGGAAAAACATCGGTAACTATAAAGTTTGTAGTTAAGGTAACTGTAATAGGGGTATTAGTAATTTGTGGACATAATGGCATCAGTTACCCCCTAGATTGTAATTGAATATGGGTTAATGGCTGAAGTTGTGTAGGACACAAGCCAATTGTTTTGTGTAATAGTGTGAGCCATACCTTCAACTACAAGGTTCCACTGAATAGTGCGGTTATCATAAGTTGTGCGCACAACGCTCACCTGATCGGCCAATTCTGTTGATAGAAAATCAGGATAAAGCAAGCCATAAGTTCCAACTGATAAAGCATTAAAATCAATGCGCTCAACATAAGTTTCAGGTTCGGCTAATTTAATTGATTCATACAAAGCTAAATTTTGAGCATTGGAATCTGTAGCAACAGGTGCATCAAGAATAATTTTAGCAATTCCATAAGCATCTGAACTTGGCGTATATAAAGATGTGAATTGCTTGCTGCTGCCACGATCAACAATTGCCTGATTAACAACAAAGTATGTGCCAGGATTTGTATAAAGTTGGCTATAACCAACAGTATTGCTTGCCTGATTGTCTGTAAAAAGCAACTGAGTTGGGCGGCTGAATTTGTCGGCCAACGGCACAAGTGTTGCTACACCTGAGCGTGAGATATAGAAACGGCCAGCAATGGCATCAACGGCTTGGTAAATAAATTTCATACAACTGCCGTTTTGCACTGTTGGCAAAAGGTTCACGGTGCCAGTAAGACTGGTTGAGCCGCCCCATTCTGCGTAAGTCAACATTCTGCCAACGCGTGTGGCTGCGCTTTCAGCATACGCGGCAGCGGCTAGTGCTGGTGCCTGGGCATCGGCAATATATGCAATGCCGTCAACAAATGTCATTGTTACGCTTGGTGCGATACCTTGATTTACTTTTGTTTCTTCAAGAAAGCCATAATACAGTGGGTAAGCGGTGCCACCAATAGTTGCAACAACGCGCATCTGCAAACCATCACGCAAGATGCTTGCGCCTGATACAACCCACGGACTGCCAGCGTTTGTGTTATCAGGGTCGTAATAACCGCTGGTATTGTTGAAAACAATAACTGAAATGCCTGCCTGATCGCGCTCATTTTGGCGTGTTCGACCACGGCGAATATCAATTTGGAGAACATCAGTTATTGTTGCTGAAGTCCAAGTTCCGCTTTTAAGGAACTGAACGGCAACTGATGGCGTTGTTACCCCGTCAAACGCGCTCATCGGTCAAATGCCCCAACAGTTCCAAAGCTACGGCGAGTTGTGCGTTCAATGCCGTTAACAATGCTTGTAACTAGATTTTCTTCAGTAATTACAGAGCCTGCATTGTTAACAACTACAGTTGTATTGCCTCTTGGACCATAACCAAGTGAGCCTTGCCCACCGATTGCAATTGAGGCTGAACCTGAAAGTGCCTTTTGGCGTGCAAGGTTTGCCTTAACTGCGTTTTCAGTTGCAATATCAAATGCAGTTTTCTTTTTGATTGTCTTGGTGTTTTGATTGATCGCATCAATTAAATTATCAATTGGGTTGTTCTTAGGCGGAACAGTTACAGTTTTTGCCTTAACACCTGCTGCAACATCGCTCGCACCTGGAGACATTGGGAAGTTGCTGCTCAATACTTGTTGTGCCGTTTTTGCCTTAGCTCGCGCCTTTTCCCCTGGGCTGATCTTAGAAAGTCCAAATGTTAATGCACCAATTCCTGCGGCAATGGCAAGTGGAATAGCACCTGCGGCAGCAGCGCCAACGCCTGCGGCCCCTGCCGCCCCTGTTCCCAGTGCTGCAAGGCTCATACCTCTAAATGCCAATGTGACATAGCCAATTGCCTTTGCAAAGGCATACACCTTTGAAGTTGCCCAAAGGCTACCAATAGCAATTGCCAGCGCCTTAACGGTGTCAATGTTGTTAACAACCCACTCACCAAAACTTACTGCAACTGCAAAGAGTTTTATCATTTGTTCAGCGGCAGTTTGTAGGCTTGCTGCAAGTTTATCTTTGTTGACATCTACCCACTTTTGAAGGCCAGGTAGAACTTCTTTTAGAATGTAATTTGCAAACTTTTCAACTACTGGCAAAAGTGCCATTCCTAAACTTGCCTTAATGTTTTCATAGGATGCGCTGACTCGCTGCAATTGCGCTGCCAATGTGTTGTATTCGCGGCGTGACTGGCCTTGAGCAGCGGTTGTTTTTAATGTGATCAGTTCATAAGCGGCTTGCGCTTCGGCTGCCTTGAGTAGATCACCTTTTAGTTTGTCTAATCCCTTTGCTGCAACGCGTGCGTTAATGTCAGATTTCTTGATTGCAACACCGTAGCGTTCAATTGGGTTGTATTCACCCTTGAATGTTGAACTGAGCGCCTGAACTGCATCTGCAGTGGTTCCGCCGTAGGTTGCCGCTAAGTCTGCAGCCAAAATTTCAAGTTCTTTTGTGCGTGCAATGGCATCTTGCTGGCTCATACCCAAGCCTGTTAATTGTGTACCTAACAATGCTGCATAACGAGCTGCATCTGCAGTTGAAAGGCCATAGTCAACCATTGACTTTGAAAATTCTTTAAGTTGAACAGAGTTGCTGCCAAATACTGCATCTAAAGCGCCAAATTGCTGAGATACATCAGATGCAGCCATAACTGCATCCTTGCCAATTTTAATTGCTGCGGCGGCAGATGCTGCTGCTGCAAGTCCAAATGCTCTTGTAGCCTTCTTGCCGTAGGCATCAAACTTAGCACCAAGTTTTTGAATATCTTTTGCTGCTGCCTTTGAGCCTTTATCAGAATACTGGGTGAGGATGCGGGCTATAACTGCGCCTGTTGCCATTTGTTACGCTCGCTCTCTGTTTAGATTTCGTTGCAATTCAGCTTTTGCATCATCCAATGCACGCTTTACATTTGCTTCAATTCTTGGCTTATCTTTATCAACTACGCGCCATACTACACGCGAGGCTTTTCCAAATCTGTTTCCAATTGTGCGCAAGAACTGACCACTTGAGGATTGTGCAGTCATTCGTTTTGTTCCTGATGCCACACGGCCAGCAACTTCAAAAATTGAACCCGCTGCAGACTTGTTCAGCAATGCACCAGCGCTGGTTGTGTAATCCTTACGAACCTTGCCTTGTGCCTTTGTCTTTGTAATCTTGCTGCGAATCTCGCCTGCGTTCCACCCTGGCCAACCTTCACCACCGCGAGTGCGGCCTTTAATTGGGTCTGACTTACGCCAGCCACTCATAGGTGGTTGATCGCTAATTAAGTTTTTGGCATCGCGCTCTGCGCCAGCAAGTTCAGTATTGATAACCTTGTTGAAACGCCGAACTGCGCCTTTATCAAATTGCTTTAAGGCATCAAGCGTTTCTTTTATACCAGTCAAAACAATTACTTCATCAGCCATTGGCCTTAGCTCGTTCCTTTAAGTAAATCATCATTGCTTCAAAGATGCCTTCGGGGGCATCTAGTAGATCAATTGGAGAAATACCAGTTTCGCAGGCCACCGCAGCAACCGAAAAAGTTAGGCTGTTGCGGTGGACTCGAAAGAACTATCAGCATCCAACTCTGCGCTGATAATTGAATCTAAGTATTCATTTCCAAACAGTTTGACTGGTGTGCCACCGTTATTTTGAGCATCTACCTGCTGACATTTCCAAGCAAGCCAATAAATATGCTCAATCTTTTGTTCTTCACCAAGTAACTTTGGCATACCTTTGCCAAACTGTTGTTCGAAAGCAACAATAACGCGTGGTGTTAATTTATATGACTTTTCAACACCATCTGTTGTTTTTACTTTGATTGATAATCCATCCATCTTTTCCCCCTTAGTAGATTATGAAATTGCTTTTGTAATTGGACCTGAAATTGGCCAAGTCACGCTTGCCACACTCAACTCACCAACGCTTGCTGACAAAGGTTGCCACTCGGCTACAAGCGCGTTGAAGGTAAATTTAGGATTGCTTGCGCTTGTTGCACCTGATGTTGGCTTAATCTGCATTGCAACTGTAGTTCCAACAGTTGATGTTGCAAGTGAAGTTCCGTTGATTAGTTCTTCAAGTGCATTGTCTGCGAAGTCTTGGTTAAACTCAATTGTCAATGAGTTATCAGCAAGGCCAGCAACACGGGTACGAGCTGCACCTGTAGTTGAGATTCCTGTAGTGTCAATAACATCATATGATGTGCTTAATGAAATTGAAGTAATATATTGAGAGATGTCATTGCTTGCGAACAAAACATTTGCATCTGTTAATACAATTCTTGCCATATTATGCAACCGCCTTTGTGATAGGGCCTGAGATCGGCCAAGTTGTAGAAATCGTGGCCAACTCGCCCACGCCAGAACTCAAAGGTTGCCATTCGGCAACAACGGCCGCGAATGTGTAACTAGGATTGCTTGCGCTTACTGAACCTGATGTTGGCTTTACAACAATTGTTGGTGTAGTGCCAACAAGTGATGAACCAACTGCGTTAATTGATACTTCAGGTCCACCTGTTGCAAAATCCTGATTAAATTCAAGAGTAATTGAGTTATCAGATAGGCCAGCAACACGGGTACGAGCGCCTGAGCCAAATCCAGTGGTATCTACTACATCATCACTTGTTCCAAGTGAAACTGAAGTGATAAATTCGCTGAGATTGACCCCGTTAATTACAACTGAGGCATCTGTTAATACGATACGGGCCATTTATTTTTCCTCTACTGTTGCTGGTTTAGTTGTTACTGTTTTCTTGAGATGTTCACCTGCAACTAGGGCATCTGCGTTCAGTCCTAGTTCAAGCAATTCTTTGTCGGTGATTGATTCACCCTTTTTCTTCGCCTCGAAATTGTCCGAGGTAACTGTGTAGCTCATTTTTCTCCTTATCCCCAAACGGTGAGACGGTAACGATATGAAAGGTACTCAATATCCCCTGCAACATAAGTACCCGCTTCGGCTGATGTCACTCGCAATGTGTTGCAAGCGCCACCAAGAGTTAGATCAGATTCAATTGCTGCCTTGATCGAGTAAGCCCCGCTGCCTGCAAGGTACTTATCAAGATCATTTTGGCCAGTACGCTCTGTAAAACGCTGAACCAAAACAACAACATCAAGGTTTGCCTGGTCTAAGCCACGGGCATTGTTCAGATCAAAGGTAAAGTCCAACTGGCCAACGACTGCAGCGGGTGCAACTGGCACGCTTGGGATAAGGTCATAAACACGCATATTCTTAATCGCCTCTAGGTTGGCTTTTAAGCCTTCACGAACCTGACTTGGTAACATTACTTAGCCAACCCATTATTGCGGCGCAATGGGCGCAATAGAGCCTCTACATCGGCATCTAGCTTTGCAGCCAAGCGCACTGTTCCAATATCGGTTGAGCCTGCAATACCAAATGGTGACTGGCGGCGTAGGAACAGGCGGGATGCCTGAATCTGAGCCGCGCTATTG